TGCTGGGATGTTGGCCTGGGCCCGCTCATACGCCTTGTACTCCTCGACCATGCCTTTCGCTGCCGACGAGTTTTCAGCGCCCTCTGTCCAGCCGCCCTTGCCGTCAGGGACGAGGCCGGTATTGGAGATGGTCGCATCCAGAAGAAGTGGAGCAAAAACAGAGCCAAACACTTCCTTGAGGTCACCGTCCAGCAAGCCCATGTCAGCCCCCCAGTGCCAAAACGCCAGGATGATTGCGCTGAAGAAGATCGCGGAACCTCTGGCCATATGTGGTGAGAGCGTATGTCGTTGATGTGCTGCTTGAACCGGATTCACGCTCAAGCTCCAGAGAGCCGAGTTTCAGGCGCCGGAACCCCTGCAGCTGTGCGTCTCGCGTGGCCCCAAGGCCATCAAGTGTCAGCTCATGGGCGGCGTGGAGGTGCTCTGCTTCCTGACGGTAGGCCTCTATCCAGCTGTCATCCACGACAAGGCGCGCCCGGTCCAAAGCAGACGTGATGATCGCGTCATCGACATCCACAAAGACCGGAAAGCGCGCCTTGAACGTGGCGGCTGTGGCGGCGGTGTAAGCCATGGCCTATTTTCCAGTGCCGGAGCTTTTCGAGGTAGACGATTTTGCATCGTCCTTGGTGTCAGAGGACGATTTGTCGTCTTTGGCAGGCTTGGACTGCTTGGAGTCCTCGTCTGGTGCCTCGACAATCTCGACACCAGACGCCTTGTGATACTCAATTTGCGCTTTCGTAAGGCCGCCCTCAACATCAACAATTTCGGTCTTTCCGCGCTTCACCTCGTAAGTGCCGCCAAATACCTTGAAGACCTTGCCGCATGACGCGCCATTGGTAATTTCGTACTTCATGATTTCTGTCTCCGGATAGGGAGCGGGGGCTAGTAGCCCCCGCTCATGGTTTCATCAGGTGTTGCCAACGGCCTTGCGCAGCACGTCCGGACGGGCGCACATATACAGCGGATAGCTGTACTGCTCGCCACGGGTCCATGCCTGGCGATCACGGTCAAGCACGTTGATCGCGTAAGTGTTGCGACCCAGCGTGTTGATGTATGGTCCGAACTCTGCCGGGGCCATCGCTTTCTTGAAGACGCCTCGCGCATTGACCGGGAAGAACTTCGCCTCGTTGGGCGCAATTGCGACCGTCGAGTTGTCGTCCGTGCCGCGATAGTTGTGCCACACGATTCCGCCAAAGCGGAACATTCCGAAGGCGCTGTTCTCGCGCAGCTCTGCAGCTGCCGCCCAGTTCAGATAGGTCTTCTCGACATTCGGATGCTTAATCAAGTTGTCGTAGAAGGTATCTCCGGCAAGAGCGTGGACTTCCGTTTGCGGGGTGAAGGCGCCCTTGGAAGACCGCGCCATGCTGCGTGTAAGCGCGTGGCATTTGCCGCGAACATCAGTGGCATCTGTCGTCAAGGCGAAGTCAATGGCTGAAGGCTCAGAGATTCCGAACTCGGTAAAGTAGTTATACAGAACCGAAGTGCCATCAGCGTCCAGCAGCTTGCCTTGCAGGGCGCCGAGGCGGTGAAACTCATGGGTCAGTTCCATGTCGTCAATGACGCGAGCCATGCGGCGCATGTACTCTGCCTGCACCTGCATCAGCTCTGTTTCAGAGCCAAAGGCACGGATGCCCTGCAGTTCTTCCGCATAGAGCGTGAAGCCCTTCGCAAGACGCGTGGTCTGGAACGGCCGCGCAGAGCGGTTATCCTTGACCAGCTCTTCCGGCGGAGCCCCTGTTGGAGATGACGGGATCAGCGCGAGCTGTCCATTGCGCTCATCAATGAAGACTGTGCGGGTACGCACCGGCATGTCCTCAAAGATGCCAAGCTCACCCAGAAGCTGGGGCTTGTAGTCGATTTTTTCCACTGCGCCTGTCAACGAAACCATGTTGAAGGCGGAGCTGTTGAAGATATCCATGGATGCCATGGTAAAAGATCCTTCTATGGGAAGGGCGCGCTTCTCAGCGGGCCAATTTGTGGAGCCAGGCTATGCTAGCGAACGATGATTCCCAGAGACGCAAGCGCAGTGTTCGCCGCAGCCTTGGCTGCGTCATCTGCGCCCGTCGCATAGGTGAGGTGTGCGCCAGTGACTTCGGCGTCACGGATGAACAGAGTGACCTCATGATCAACGGCGGAGCCTGTTTCATTGACAAGCGTCTCGTAAAGTAGCGCCTGGTTCTGCAGATCGCCGGAAGCGAAGCTGAAGTCAGGGTTCACGTACTTTTCTTCGGACGTGTCATAGCCAAGGATGGCGCCCGCAGGAATCGTGCTGTTGGCTGGTACTGTAACCGTGCCTTTTGCGCGGGAGCGGTAGCCATTGGCTTCCGAGACAATGAACTGCGCGTTACGTGCGCCTTCGGTAAGAGCGGCCATGGATTAGGCTCCTTTCTTCATGGGAACGCCAGCGCTATCAAAGACTTTGCCGCCCCAGCCGTCCGGGCTGGATGGGGTAGAGCTTTCGATAGCGTCAGACAGAGGATTGGACTGCTTGGTGTCCGGCGTCAGGTGGTCGAACAGAGCGGAGATATATTCCTCGGACTTGTCCGCGACCTTCTCGTCACCGAGTTTTGCGGCCACCGCCTGCTTCTTGATTTCGGCGTTTTTCACACCATCCGTCTTCAGCTGCGGGGCAATGGTTTTCGCCTTGGCGACGATCTCGGCGCGGTCAGATGCCATCTGGTCGAGCTTGGCGTCGTCAAACTGCTTGGACTTCAGGTCTTCGATTTCAGCATCTTTCTTGCCGAGCTCGGTGTCCTTTGCCTTTGCGTCGGCTAGCGCCTTGTCGAGTTCGGCCTGCTTGGCAGCGAGGGCCTTGTCGGCATCGGCAAGCCATTTCTGGATTACAGGGGCCTGCGCTTCCGGCACATTGACCGGAAGGCCGTCCCTTACGATTTGAGTGGTCTTGTCGGTCATGACCGATTCCTTTCCTTTGTGGTCTTCCACTACGGGGCTGGCGCCCCAGTTATGCGGATCGCCATCGCCGATCCTGCATTCCGAGCCAGCACGGCCGCGACTGACTATGGCAATATGATCAGCCACAATCGCGGTCTGCCGCGCTTGATAAGGGGTACCGTCTGGGGCTACGCCGTCTTCCCAGACGATGTTCGTTGAGTAGCCGACAGAAAGCTCACGCTTGCCGTCTTTCACGGCTTTCACGGCGTCGGCATCTGTAATCTTCAGGCCGATCTTAAGATACTCGCCATCACGGAGAACTTCGTCGCCAGTCGTGCCTTTAGCGAGCCTCGACCAATTCTCCGCATTGACCCCAGAGGCAGGATGGTCGAGCGTGATCGGGATTTTCGAAAAACTCTCCAGCGAGGTCTTGGAGAAGACTTCCGCCTCGTCACGGTAGACGTTCACGCGGTCGAGTTCCGGCCTGCCCATCTCGCTGCCAAGATAAGTCTGCACGCCTGTACGGGCGGTGCGCGCGTTGGCTTCGAGATAGCCGCGATCGTTCACTCGGGCGTCGCCGAGCGTTACACTGTCTGTGATTTTCATTATATTCTCCGTTCAGCGCCGGGAGCGCGCCCGCTTGCCGCCCAGCGGAACCGAAATGATGTCTTCATCCGACCAGCCACGCCGCGATCTATCGGCTATCACGTCCGCAGGTAGACCGCATTTTTCAGCGATATCGCTTACATGATAAGTGCGGCCCGCCAAATTCACGGTTCTCGCATTTCTGGTGTTTCTGGCCTGCTCGCTTCTTGTCGCCCATCTGACATTGCCGGGCTCATAATCACCATCAACGTCGACTCTATCAATGCTGTGATCCTCGGTGCGCCGCGTCCCCGAGATCGGGGCTGCGTCTGTGAACTTGGTTGTCATGTCATCTCCAGTGCTGGTCGATCCAGCGCTCGTCGAGCTCGTGCGGCTTGGAATCGCCGTGAAAATACACCACCCGCGCGTCCCCCAGGCCGTTTTGCTTTACGTGACCCTTGTAGGAGACCACCTGCCCCGGAAAGAGCTGGTCAATCACGGCATGGTCAAAGCGCCGGACCCAGACCATGTCATTCTGGCCACGCCAGTTTGTGCCGATATGTCCGTGGCCCTCCGGCACCAGCGCCACACCGTTGCAGCACTGCGATGGATTGTATGGGTCAAGCGGAAGGGCGAATTTCTCTGCGCTCAGGCAGTAGTTTGCCAGATGGTCGACATTCCCCGTGACGATTGTGTCGAGGCCTACCAGGATCATGGGGCGGCCCAGCGTATAGGGTTCGATACAATGCCCATAGTCAGGCTGGTCGGATGACAGGCGCAGCTGGCTGATGCTCTCGCTGAATGTCCGAAGCCTGTCCGTGAAGCAGATGAAATCAAACGGGGCAGTCAGGTTTCTGGAAAACCCGCGATAGAGGCGCTCCACCCATGTTTCGTTATAGGCCTGAGAGAAGCTGCGGCTGTGTTTGTTGCTGTCCCATAGAAGGGTGCAGACCGCCAGCCTAGCCAAAGCCACGCTCTGCCATGTACTGGCGACTGTCATCAAGTCCGGACCGGGCGAACCGAATGCGTTCCCGGCCCTCGTTTCTGATTGGGATGATGCGGCCGTTTCCGATCCAGACGTGATGGGCCGGAACATTTCCCGTCACCACGGAATTCGCGCCGATCATGGCGCCCTCTCCGATATGAACGCCGGGAAGGATGACCGCGCCCGCCCCGATGCTGGCGCCATCCTCAATGATGACCGCCATGTCGTCGCCGCGATACCGGTCTATGTCAAATCCCGTCTTGTGAGCCCTTGGCCAGCGGTCATTACACAGCGTCACCTGTGGTCCGATGAAGACGTCATCGCCAACCCGAAACCCCGGTCCCATGGCCACATTGTGGCAGATGATTGTGCGGTCACCGATGGTCGAGCCATCCAGGCACGCACCAGTGGCGAGGTTGCAATCCTCCCCAACCACAGCGCCGCGAATGACGGAGGCGAACTGCCAGACCTTCGAGCGCGCACCAATCATTGCCCCTTCCACATGGGCCTTCGGGTGGATGAAGGCGTCTGGATGGATCATACCTCAACCTTTCCTTACCATCACCGGACCGCCTAAGATGGCAGCGACGGATAGCTGATGCGTGGGGACTGGACTGCCCCGTTTTCCGCTCTTGTCGTCGCGGGTGGGGGCTCTCAGGGGCACATAACCCTCATCAAGCCGGGCTGTTACCCATTCAGCGATTTCATTTGGAGTGGGCCTTGGCCGTTCATTTTCGATCTCCAGCATGAGGGGCTGTCTCCGGGGTTGGAAAGCACTTCAACGCTGAGTCTGGCGTGGCGTTGATGACGGTGCACTTGCCCGCCAGTCTCGCGGCCATGCGTTCAAGCGACGGGATGAACTCGCTCTCGTAAAGGTGGGTATGGGTGGGGATCTGATGATCCTCGTGATAGTTGCCGGTCGGGCGCATGTCGAAGCCATGCAGGAAGATGGTGGCAGCGCCGAGCAGATAGGCGAGGTTCAGCGCCATTGCCCCGCCGGATGTGCCAGCCAGCCTGTCATGGCTTTCGCTGAGGTCCCCGAACTTGTCATGACCGATCTCGATGACCGGCCATGGCGCATCGAATTCAGGGCCGTGGAATTGCCGGGCGACCCGGTACTCGCTGCGATTCTGGTCGAGCCTGCTGCGGTTCCATGTCCACCAGCGGCGATCCATGACGAACAGGATGTCAGCATCCGGGAAGAAATCGAGGCCCGCATTATTCACGGCGATGACGGCGTCAAGGCCAAGGTCTGCGGGCTCTAATGTATTCAGGCTGGGGCCGCCGCCAAGAATGTGGACCACCTCACCCTGGAAGAGGTCAGGCGGCAGGTGCATCACTTTCCCTCCAGCGCCGCGTGATAGGTCCGGTGCGCCTTGCGCGCCATGCGTCGATACTTGGCGATTTTGGACATGGCGCCCTCTTTGCCGGCTTCGGCGTTGGCCATGACCGTTTCCCACTTGTGGGTTCTGCGAGCACGGCCCTCTTCATTGTAGATGGCCTCTGCCATGCGATCGATAATCTGATCCATGGAGACCGGTGCAGCTTGTTCCTGCGCGATAAGGGAAGCGAGAGCGTCGACCTTCTCGTCAGATTTGAGTGCCTTGGCGAGCAGGTCTTTTGTGTCCAGTAGTTCCATGTATCACCCAATCTGTTTCAGGGCCGCTGGTGAAATCGTGATGCGCAGGCCGCCGGTTTCATCAATCTCGACAGCACCAAGCGGCTCCGGAGTCCGGGCTTCTGCGCCATCCGTCTGGGGAATATGCCGGATAATATGCGTGGCCATCGCCCTCAAATCGATATGGCCCTCGTACTCAATGGCGTGGCCCGCCTCATCCAGCGGGGCCATGTATCCACTGCTCTCTGTCATCTGGGCGCTCAGGCCTTTTGACAAAAGCGTGGCAAGGTCCTCAAGGGTCATAGCTCGAACACGATCCTTCGCTCATCATATGTGAGCTGCAGATTCCACACGCGACACATCCAGTCGATTTTCGCAAATGAGTATTTGAGCAGTTCCGGCCTCACCAGCTTTCTGTCTTCTGCCGAAACCGACTTCCAATCATCAGTCATAAAGCAGCTCCACAACGATCTTCGTTTCAGTCCCGAACAAAGGATCTGGATCGGTCTTCGTGATATCAATCACCCGGAAGCGGGTTCCAGGCGGAAGCAAGACCTCGCTCTCGCCCGCAAACTCTGAGATCGGGTTTAGGCTCCGCCCGTATCTGATTCCGCGATACTCGATGATTGCAGTATTGGCATTCCAGCCAGCCTGTTCCAAGCCAAAGAAATCTGAAATCGACCGTGACATGGATGTTGCCTCGAACGCATCCAGTTCAATAATGCTGCCCTTCTTCCATGATCGGCCAACATAGTTTGCGCTTTCGAGGCCACGATAGGTGGCCGCGACTGGTTGTCCAGATGCGTTCCATTTTGCGAGGGCGCTTTGCAGTTGCTCCTTGAATTCAAGAACTGCCGGGGACGGACGTCCGCTACGAATCCCGCGCTGCAGAATATCATTACCCGTCTTGGTCCAGAAGTTCAGGGCAACAGCGTCTTCAAAATCAATCTCGTCTTTGACTTTCGCCCACTTCTTCAGGACGCGGTTGACTGCGGCGGCAGACCTGCTCTCAATCATTGCCAGGCTGGATTCTGGCATTCCCTCAAAAAGAACTCCGCGAACCATGCCGACCGAGCTGCGAACCCTGCTTTCGCTGACGCCGAACTTGGGGGCCATTTCTGCAATGCGCGCGCTCAGCTTGTCTCCAAACTTCTTGGGAAGCGTTGGAGCAACCCGTAGCACCGGAGGAATATCAAGCCGGTTGAGTACAGCAATCTGCAGGAATTTCGGCCTATGGAATGACAAGGCCGTCTTGGTCAGCTTGCCTGTTGATATTATCTCGGCAGCGATCCCAACCTTTCGCTCCGGCGACAACTTGTTCTCCACAAAGGTGCTGGAAAGTCGCTCATCCAGATCCTTTGGCGAAAGTCCCACATATGGGTTTTCTGCAACGGCCTCGACTTCCTGCACGTCAATGATTGGCATCGCCACGCACGCGCAGAAAATTTTCATCCCGGGTTGATCCCCCGCAGGCTTGCCCAGCTCGTACACCTTGTCGTTCCGGGCCTTGTGCTCCTTGCGGTAATTGACCTTTCCGGAGTGTCGCCACTTGTACTTCTTGAGGCCTGCCTCGCCCATGCGAAGGCGGGTGAGTTCACCATTCAGCTTCTGGGCCTGATCAACAGCGATCCGGTTGGCGCGGCGGCGCTGGATGCCCAGGCGCTCAGCAATCTGTTTGCCCATTTCCTTGCGGGGCGTCTGCTCCGTGAGCCCGCGCCAGATGGCCTGCTCTATATCCTTGCGGGCCGTGGCATCGATATCCTTGATCAGCCCGCTGATCTGCTTCTGGAAGATATTGACCTTTGGAAGGCTCTCAGTGCGGTTGATGAACGGGAACACGTCGACGCCCGCTCCGGCCCTGATGGAGTCGGCCCAGCGCTTTTCATGCCATTTCGTAGCGGTCTTCAGCCAATCCTCGACCTCGGCGCTGACCTGTATCGTGCGGCCCTCAACCAGTGCCTCTGAAATTTTGATGATCTGCTCTATGTCATCGGACTCATCGTCCTGCGTCAGCGATGATAGGGCTCTGCCATATGCGGGCAGGATGCGCTCTCTGACCTCTTGCTCCCAAGCCTGCACGGGCCTGACGCAGAGCCCATAGAGCGAGCGCTTGAGCGCGCCGGTGATCTCGATGGGCCGCAGCGTCACATTGCGGCGAAGACCAGCCTGACGGGCAAGCTGGCGGAGATCATAGGTCACCCTTTTCCCTTCTCCCAGTCTTCAACGACCTCTTCGAACACCTCAGGGCCGAGTTCGATCTTGCCTGAAAATGGCTTGATCTGGCTGAGATCGACGTCATCGGCGCCCTCATAGGTAATCGTGATGTGTGGCTGGTAATCGTCCCAATCCCAGCTCGCGCCGGTACTTCTCCGGATATCCTCGTGCCGCCAGACGAGGTCATTGCTGGCAAAGTGAAGGACAACCGCACCTTTCGGGCCCAGAGGCTCCACAATACGGGGTCCGCCCGGCTTGATGGTCAGGTTCCCGTCTTCATCGCTCGCCCAAGTTGTGCCCGCCTTAATCCAGTCGACAGGTTTGCGGCTGAAGGCGATGGTGACATGCATGTCACTGGCCTTAAGGGTGGACTTGAACCCATTGCGCTTAGCCCACGCCACAAGTGCTTTTGCGTTGAGAACCTTTCGATAAACATACAGCGTGTGCGGCGCAGCGTCCTGGACGGGCTCGCCGGTTTCCGGGTCAATCTCCGGCTCCGGGTTCTGCTCAGGATCGTTCGGGTCGCCCGCTGAAGGGTCAAACCCCTCTGTGGTAGAGCCGAACTCTTCAATTGCGTTCTCGATGCCCGGATACTGCCCGGACTCGATCATGGCGTTTTCAAGCGCCTTGGCGAGCACGCCGTCATTGATCAATCCAGTCGCCGCGATCTTGCCAAACGTGTTCGCGCGCTTCTCTTCGATCTCCGCCAGTTCCTTGGCGTCCTTCTGGAACAATGGGGCCCACGCATAGTGGATGGACTTGTCACGTTCGCCCGTAGCAGACCGGATCAGCACTTCATCCAGCGGGGCAAGCGTTGGTGTAAGGGTCAGCTCCTGGTCAGCTCCCAGGCGGTCATAGTAGTTCTTGAGGTCGCTCTCGCCTGTGGCGTTCATGCCGGCAGGAGACTGACTGAGGAACCGGGTCGCAGGAACGTCAGCCGCTCCGCAGACGATCACCATGTATTGCTGCAGCACTTCCGGAAGCTGGGCAAAGCTCAGCTGCTTCTGGTCATATTCGTCCTTGCCGTCGAGAATAAGGGCGTTCGTGATCGACTTGATCGTCATGGCGTCCGTAAAACGGTCAGCCAGGCGCAGGGATGTTTCCTTTGAGGCGAGCCATCTTTCGGCAAGTTCCGGAATCCGCACCACGTCAACCTTCGCCTCTTCGAGCAGCTGGGCGATGACACTGGATGACCGGGCCGCGTTTGCGACAGCGTCCCTGATACTCTGCAGCACACTGTCACCCCATGGTGTCTGGCGGCGCGTGCGAGAGCTGACAGGGTTGCCACGAAACACGACCACACGTGACGGGTGGATGTTAAGCTGAAACGCTGACTCCGTGTTCAGCGTCCAGTAGACGGGTTGGCCGTACCATTCGTCTTCCGGATTTAGCCGCATTTCAGAGGGCGTCAGCTCATAGCGGGTGCAGGCGTGCACATAGGAAAGATCGCCCTTTGAGATTGCGTCGAGATTGAGAGGCTCTGATGGATTGTCGCCCTTCAGGCCAATGACGAGCGCTCCGCCGCCATACTGCCGCCCGAAGATCAAGGCTTCCTTGACCTTGCCCTTCAGGTTCAGCCGCTTCTCTTCCTCTTCAATTGCCTCGATCTGGTCATTGCTGGCCTGCCAGTTTCGCCATGCCCGGATACTGTCAAATGCCGGGATATCGACCGCTTTGGCAGCCATCCAGTTGCCGCGATACATGGCGTCAATTTCGGCCTCGTCCATCTCGGTGAAGACGAAGGTGTTTGTGGCGGACTTGTCTCTCGCCGTGCCCAGTCCACTGATGACGTTTTGCTGGCTGTCATATGTCCGGGTCACATCACTCATCAGAAATTATCCCAGTCATAGCCGGTCTTGGCGATGTTGATATTGTCAGCGGCGATGACCGCATCAGCGAGGTTGTGCGACTTGACGCCGAGGTCTTTCTTCAGCTTCAGCTTTGGTACCACGCGCTTCTTGCCCTCGCTCTCAACCCACCAGGGTACACAGAGCTCCGTGAACAGCGCGTCCAGTTTGCGCTCGCCCATTTCGGAAGAGAAAGACAGCACATCCTCTGGCTTGATGGACTGGCCACGTGTGACCGCGTTGAACGTCAGCATGGCGCGCCGGGCCGTGTTCGCCCAAGCCTGCGCTTTCAGGTTCAGGTACTCGTCTTTGTTGAGCGGGCTGTTGTCGTTCAAGGCGTCGCTGGGCTGATCCGGGTCCATGACGCCGCCGCCAGCATGAAAGGCGTAGTGCTCGACACTCGCGCCCTCTGCCTGGTTAAGCTCATCGACATACCCGCCGATAAACGAACCGATGCCGACTGTGTCGTAGGAGACCGTCGCATTGATCAGCCTCGCCTTTGCCCAGACCTTTCGGGTGTTCTGAACCAGCTCGTCCTTGTCTGTCTGCCAGTCGTCAGAGTCCGTGAAGACGCCGTCAACCTTGCTGGCCGTAGCCGCCTTGTCTTCCCCGCCATCTGCAGGGTCAAAGCCGACCACGTTCCGGCCTGTCAGCTCCAGATTGAGCACCTTGTGAGCATCAACGCAGGCGTCCAGCCAGCGGCGCTTGAATATCGAGAGCTCACTGTCTCCGAGCGGAACGCCGCCATAGACGTGCTC